CCTTATACCTTATATAGGGAAAGATTTTCCCCTAAGGGAAAAGCTCTTTCCCTGCCGCTACTCTACTTGCGCCCGTGGGGGCGAAGTAGGCGGCTCTTAGTGCTAGCAGAAAACGCTACTAGTACCGTACCCTGTACTGTGATACAATGTAAGACAGGGAATAGCAGACCGCAGGGCGCCCCTTTTAGGAGGGGCGTACCTGCCGTATCTACCAGGCGAAGCAATGAAACAAACGAAGAAGAAGAGTACAGTACTACAGCTACGCGTAAGCGCAGACCTACTCGAGCGGATAGAAGACGAAGTAGCGCGTAGCGTATACACTACGAAGAGCGAGTGGATAAGGACCGTACTAGAAGAGCGTCTGACTAGGTGGTACATTCATCTAGAGCCTACGAGCGCAGCTGAGAGCGACTAGTCGCAATGTTACACTCGCGCAGGGAGCGGTACTATGGCTAAGTCTAAGAAGCCTACGAAGCCTAGAAAGAAGACGAGATATAGCAAGGCAGAGATTATAGACGCTATCGAGCAGGCAGGCGGTATCGTAGCCGCAGCAGCTCGTATACTGGGCTGCTCTCGTATGACTATCGTACGCCGTCTCGATACCTGCGAAGACATACGCGCAGCCTGGGAGCAGCAGAAAGAGACGGTAGGAGACGAGATGGAAGGGCGCCTACTAAAGATCTGCAGAGACGAGAACCACGCAGACCAATTTAAGGCGCTCCGATTCTACCTGCGTACAGTACAGCGATCTCGAGGCTACGGAGACAAAGAGCAGGCCTCTACAGACAAGACCGTCGTTATCAAACACGAGATCCCAGGCTTCTAGAGATGGCTACCGTAACGATAGACTATACGCCGCTACCTTCGCAGGCGGTCTTTCATAAGACCAGCTCTAGAGTAAAATGTCTGCTAGGAGGAGTAGGGAGCGGTAAGACTAAAGCGGGCGCAGCTGAGGCGGTAAATCATGTACTAAATCAACCGAACCAGAGCGGTATGATAGTATCGCCTACCTACAATATGCTAACGCGTCTCTCGCTCCCTGCTTTTCTCGAGATGCTACCTAGCGAGCTAATCAAAGAGCATAGGCGCGGAGATCGCGTTATCACGATGCATAACGGCGCTAAGGTCTGGTACGCGAGCGCAGATAGACCAGAGACGCTAGACGGTACTAACCTATCGTGGTGGTGGGCAGACGAAGCGAGGTACATAAAGCGAAGCGCCTACTCTACGCTACTCGCTCGCTTACGTGAACCAGGAGCGCGGCGCTTCCAAGGTTTTCTTACGACCACGCCAGAGATGAACTGGTTATTCGACGAGTTTGGTAGCGATAGTAGGCCGCAGGATCGCGAGATTATCCACGCGAAGACAAGCGAGAATATCTACAATCCAGACGACTATATAGAGCAGATGCGCCGCAGCTACAGTAGCTCTCTCTTCGAGATGTACGTAGGCGGTAGGTTTGTACATTTATCGGGCGGCGTCTTTCCAGAGTTTAGCGCAGACGTTCACGTAGAAGACGATCTAGAGCCTGTAGAAAACCTACCTGTAAACCTAGCCGTAGACTTCGGTTACAGATCGCCGTCTGTACTCTACTTCCAACTACTACCATTCTGTAGAAAGCACGGCGCTCAGAACTGCGTTCACATTATAGACGAAGAGCAGCCTAGTAACTGCTCTACGCGAGAGCTAACCAGGCTAATCGAAAAGAAGCTAGCCTATAGACGATGGCGTAAAGGTATCGCCTACGTAGATCCTGCGGGCGCCGCTGCTTCTATCGTGGAGGGCTATAGCGACGTCTCGCTACTAAAGGGCGAAGGCTGGCGAGTAGTCGCTACCTACGATCCAAAGAAGCGCTACATACCGTACGGTATAGACCAGATGCGTATAAAGCTAAAACCCTTCGCAGGACCACCTACGCTCTACATAGCGAAGAGATGTAACCACGAGCGAGGCATAATACGATCTCTACAGGCGAGCAAGTACCCAGAGCGACTAGCAGGGGTACAGGCGAACGTACCGCTAAAAGACGGCGTTTACGACCACGCCAGAGACGCGTTACGCTACGCGATTATAGGCTTAGAATCTACAGGAGTACGTACGCTATGATAACTCTCGAGCAGGCTAACGCCGCATGTAACCTTGCAGCCCAGTGGTACTATCAGGAGCGCGGCGAAGCTATCCAGGGGTGGGGTAGCGATTGTACAGACCGCTCTAAGATGCCGTGGTTTCTAGACTGCTTAAACAAGGCAAGTCTACTACTCGCCTTCGAGAAAGATACTGCGCTCTGCGCTCTCTGGGGTAGATGTATGTACGAGACGGGCGCCGCGTGGTATGACCAGGAGCAGAAGAGCGACGCGCAGTGCGAAGAAGACTACGGCTACCAGACGTCTACAGGTAAAAACCTAGGGAATACGGAACCAGGAGACGGCGCGAAGTACAAGGGGCGCGGCGTTATACAGCTTACAGGTAAAGGTAACTACACTCGCGCAGCTGAGAGATTCAACGTTGACTTTGTAGACGATCCACAACTAGTTATCGAGCCTATGAACGCTAGCCGCGTGATATGTTGGTATCTGCTCGAGGAGATGCCTTCGCGGTACAGCTGGAACACTCCCTATGTCTGGCTAATCGATAAGCACCTATCACTCGAAGAGAAAACCTACCGTACGAGCGCCTGCATTCTCTGGGGGTACTTCCAACCGTGGAATAGTAAACCGACGAAGCAGCAGATCTCCGGGTGGGATATGACCTACAACTATGCGCGGGCGCTCGCCTGCATACTGGGCGTATCATGAAAGAGCCTACGCTACTTCTAGGAGACTGCCTCGAGGTAATGCGCTCGCTACCTGCAGAGAGCGTAGACGCTATCGTTACGGACCCTCCGTACGGTCTTTCGTTTATGGGCGCTAGGTGGGATTACGACGTACCTAGCGTAGAGATCTGGCAGGAGGCGCGGCGCCTATTGAAACCAGGCGGCTACCTGCTAGCCTTCGCAGGTACGCGTACACAGCACAGGATGGCGGTAAACATAGAAGACGCAGGCTACGAGATTCGCGATCTTATCGCGTGGGTATACGGTAGCGGCTTCCCTAAATCACATAATGTATCGCTTGCTATTGATAAAGAAGCAGGAGCGAAGAGAGAGACAATAAAAACGATACCTGATAGGTGGACGCAGAAAGGTAATACGTATAACTATTCTACAGATAGAGAGCAAAAAGAAGTAAAAATAACCGCGCCAGCAACCGAAGACGCGAAGACGTGGGCAGGGTGGGGTACTGCGCTAAAGCCTGCGCTAGAGCCTATCACTGTAGCGCGTAAACCCTTCGCAGGTACCGTAGCAGCGAACGTCCTAAAATACGGTACAGGAGCGATAAACGTAGACGCCTGTAGGGTAGGAAAAGAAAAGCTAGAAGAATGTAGAGCAGGACAAGCAAAAGTAGGTACTTTTAAAAGAGATATAATGGTAACGCCAGAGCGCATAGGTCGTTATCCTGCCAACCTTATACATAATGGATCGCCAGAGGTAGGCGATCTCCTACAGGGCGCCGCTCGCTTCTTCTACTGTGCTAAGGCTAGCGGAGAAGATAGAGACGCAGGGCTTAGCAGAGCTAAGACTAGTGGAGCAGAGAAAACGAATAGAAAAGAAGGGAGCGCAGGCATAACGCCGTACGCAGGATCTAGAACGCCTACGCGTAATACGCATCCTACGGTAAAACCTGTAGAGCTTATGCGCTATCTCTGCCGTCTGGTTACGAGACCAGGCGGCGTCGTTCTAGATCCTTTTATGGGTAGCGGCAGTACAGGTAGAGCCTGCATAGAAGAAGGCTTTAGCTTTATCGGTATCGAGCGAGACGCCGCGTACTACGATCTCGCCTGCGAGCGTATGCGGCGAATACAGTTACCGCTATTTGGTAGCGGTTTATGAGCAAAGTAGAAGACGCGTTCTACGCGCAGCTCGTCGCAGCTGGCCTACCTCTACCAGAGCGACAAGTACGTCTAATTCCTATCCAGCGAAAAAAACCAGAGCATCCTAAAAAGCTCTACACGAGACATAGAGCAGACTTCGCCTGGTTAGCAGAGCGTATCGTACTAGAGATCCAGGGCGGTACGTGGGCAGGCGGTAGACACACCAGAGGCGCAGGGTATAGCGCAGACTGCTTAAAAATGGCGTGGTTACAATTAGAAGGATATACGGTATACTACGCTACGAGCGAGCAAGTAAAGTCTGGCGAGGCTCTAGCGTGGATAGAGGAGGCGTTACAAAATGCGTAAGGCAAAACCACCTACAGGCGCCGTAGCAGAAGCAAAGAAGATGCTACGATGGCGAGACAAGTACGGGCGCTCGCAGGTACGCGGCGCTACTCGCGTAGGATGGCGCCGCGCTAACCAGCTCGCGAGCGGTAAGAGCCTAACAGAAGAAACCGTACGTAGGATGGCTGCTTTTCAGAGGCATAGAAAAAACGCTACAGTTTCCGAGCAGTACCGTGGTACACCTTGGAAGGATAGAGGCAGAGTAGCGTGGGGTACGTGGGGCGGTAGCGCGGGCGTAAACTGGGCGATACGTACCGTAGCCAGGTGGAACAAAGAAGACGCAGCAAAGAAGCAGAAGAAGCAGAGAGCGGCAAGGGCTAAACGTGCTAAACGTCGTAGGAGACGCACAAGATGAAAATTACAAGCGATACGATACAGCAGCTCGTACGCTCGCAGGAGCAAAAAGAGCGCAGAGAGTACGTAGCTAGCCTGCTAGATATTTATCACGGAGACTGGGCGCTTCTTCTAGACGCAGAGCTACAGAAGCTATTTCTACCGCAGACCTACGAGCGACTAGCCCTGCGAGCAGATACCAGTATAAACGTACTGCGGCAGGCGGCAGAGCAGATCGCCGCTATCTACAGTAGAAAGACTACGCGTACTATCGAAGGCGATAGCGAGCCTTTTAAGGTATTCGCAGATCTAGACTTAGCCTTCTACAGCGCAGACCAGGCTACCTTCGTAGCACAAGAATGCTTTATTAGACCGCTCTACGATCCAGAGCGCGGCGTAATTACAGTAGACATACTTACGCCAGATAGCGCGTGGGCGCTACCTGCGGCGCTAGATCCTCTAGGCTTGTCGTTTCTTATGTATGAGCGCGGAGACGAGTACGTAGTATGGACTAACGAGCGATTCGCGGTCTACGATAGAGACTTTAATCTAGTACCAGACGCAGACAATCCCGACCACCTAAACCCCTACGGCGTTATCCCGTGGATCTGCGTACATAACCTCTACCCTGCAGACGGTAGAGTATTCCACGAAGGCGAGAGCGAGCAGCTAAGGCAAGCGACAATCACTACAGGTATCCAGAAAACAGACCTAAACCATATTCAACATCTTCAGAGCTTTAAGCAGCTCGTAGGGATCGGCTTCGACGACGAAGATAAGGCGCAGAAGCTCACCGATCCTGCGTCTATGCTAACCGTAGACAATCCAGGAGCGAGCGTAGCCGTTCTAGATATGCAGGCGAATATTAAAACGCATCTCGAGGCGGTCTTAGAAGCGAGTAGCGTTACGCTAAACCAGCTAGGTATTCGCCCAGAGATTACAAAGGGTACGCTAAGCGCAGCTAGCGGCTACGCTCTTACTATTCAGCTCTACCAACTAGAGAAAAGGTGGGAGTACAGGCGTAACCTTTGGCGCCTGTACGAGCAGAGGTTTTACGACGTCGCAAGGTTAGTCTACGCTCTCTTTACAGGCGACGAGCTACCAGAAGGTACGGTAGAGGTTCACTATCAACCACTAGGCCCAGGATCTAACCTAACAGAGCAGGTAAATACCTACGCCGTAGCCGTTCGAGAAAAGCTGATTAGCAGAGAGACGGCTATGCGCGCTCTCTGGGATATGAGCGAAGAAGAAGCGGCAGACGAGCTAGCTAAGATCCAGGCAGAAGAAGTAGCGCTTAT